ACTCAAGCCCTCTGCGGCTCCTTCAAATCCGAGCTGATGCTCGGTGCTCATCAGTTGGGCAGCGTGACAATCGTCTCCCGTACCAGTCTGACCGCGCCCACGACGGATACCATCAAGGCTGCGCTCTATCTGGCTTCAGGCTCTCTCGGAGCCGGTACGACGGCCTATAGCGCGACCAGCGAGGTCTCCGGTACCGGCTACAGTGCGGGCGGCATTTCGGTTACTAACGCCACAGCGCCCTCAACCAGTGGAACCACGGGCATCTGGACGCCATCGGCCTCTCTTGTCTACAGCACGGTTACTCTCTCGACCGCTTTTGACACTGTGCTGATTTACAACAGCACGCAAAGCAATCGTGCGATCGGGGTCTATACCTTCGGATCCCAGACCATTACGGCGGGCAATTTTACTCTCACGATGCCCACCAATGACGCCACTCACGCGCTCATCCAGATCGCCTGATGGCTAAGACACAGCAGATCTCTGTGCCCCTGGCAACCCGTTCGGCGGGAACCTATGGTCCATTCGCCTCGGGCAATCTGCCTTCAACGCTCGTGGGCTATTCACTGGATTTCACCAATGATGCCACTTGGCCCACTGATGGATCCAATGTGCTGACTATTACGGTGGAGCAATCCAATGATGCCGGTAGCACGTGGTTATTTGATGCAAGCACCACGTTCACCGCCAGTCCGTGGCACAACCGCCAGGGTACGGTTGTGAATACTTCAGACTGGAATGTCCAGCTCGATAATCATGGCTCGACCACACGTCGAGTACGCGTGACATTTCAACTCCTACAGACCGCAGCCCTGGGGGTGACGGTCAGTTCCATGTAAATGGCGATCTCAGTCCTGCAGGAGCGGGCGACCGACATCTCCACAACCGGGACGACACTGACTCTCGCGTTCTCGAGCAATATCACCGCCGGGAGTGCCATTCATTGCGCAGGCTCGTGGGGATTGGCGTCGGGCAGTCCTACCTGTTCGGACAATGTAAACGGCTCCTACGGCAGCGCCCTTAGCACATTCAACAATTCGAGCGCGACTCAGTCCGGCACGCATTTCAATAAGAATAATGCGGGTGCGGGTGCCACAACCGTCAGTTTTGTACCGCCTTCGTCAGATTTCCGGGGAATCTGTATCCGGGAGATCGGAGGGACGAGCGGCTTAGACGCCGGTTCCGGTAAGACCAACGGGCAGACCACTCCCGGAACCGGTGCGGGTGTCATTGTAGGGACGTCGACTACCCCAAGCGCCCAGCCTGGGTTGCTCTCCGCCATCTGCATGGATATCAAGGCCGCTCACGCGGTCGCGGCGGCGGCGGGGTTTACGGCAGGTCTGTCAGGGGCCTCTAACCAGTGGGTCAATATCGGATCGCTCGCGACAGAGTCGCTGCGATATACCTCCACTGCGGCACAGCAAGCGAAGTTCACGGATTCGACTGGTGGTAGCGCCGATAGCTATATCACCGCATCGGTGCTCTATATCGAGGCCGGGACCGTCGCACTGGCCGGCAGTGGTGCGACGATCACGAGCGGCGCACTCGCTCCGAGTTTATCGATTGCTCTGACGGGCCAAGGTATAACCACCGCCGGTGGCATCCTTGTGCCTTCCAGCAGCATTGCGGTGGGGGGCCAGCGCGCTACGGTTACTCCCGGTACGTTGGGAGTAGCTCTCAGCACGACGGTCACAGGCCAAGGCGTGACGGCCGCGAGCGGTTCCCTGGCGCCTGCGAGTACGCTGGCACTGTCAGGACAACCCGCGAGTCTTACCGGCGGGACCGTCATCCCCGCAATGGCGGCGCCCCTCAGCGGGCTGATCTCGACAGCCGCCCTCGGAATCCTCACACCTGCGCTATCCGGGGCGATTGGCGGTCAAGGCGCCATTCTTACTCCCGGGGCGGTAGCACCGAATACGGATATAGCGCTCAGCGGACAGTCCGCACTCTCTGGCATCGGCACATTGAGTGTGAGTGGCGATGTCACGGTCGCGCTGACAGGTCAAATGCTCAGCCTTGCGGCGGGCACGATAATCCCGAGCAGTATAGATACGGGCATTACGCAGCCTGGTCCACTCGATTGGCCGCCGGATCGCATTGCGGATACCGCGTTCCGACGCAAGAAGAAGCGTCGACTGCGCGAGATTGAGCAACCGGCACACCCGGTCGACCCGATCCGGGTTGGAGCACTCGGTGCGACACCGATTCCGCCGGCCAAGACCTACGACTTCCGCTCCCTCGTAGAACTCTCCGGTAAGTCCGTAGAAGCCTCTCGCGTTGAGGTCGATCAGGAGATCGCGCGATTGTTGGTCGAGCAGCAGGAGCGCGATGACGAGGAAGCGATGACCTTGATTCTCGCTGCTCTGGAAGATTGATTTCTTGAGTGCCGCCGGCTCCTAACGGGCGATTCGGTTTGCAGTGACTGTCATCACTGCACGTGCCAGCGACGTCACGGCTGATTCGTAAATCTCACGAGACGAGGAATGTATGGCTGCTATTGAAGAGCTGGTCGGTGACCGTGCGCGCGATGAAAAAGGGCGATTTGTAACGGCGACGCCTGCCGAGCCTGAAAAGGCTGAAGCCACGCCACCCCCTGTTCAGCAGAAAGCGGAAAACCCGGAGCCGGTTGTCCCGGTCACCGAGCCGCCTAAAGTTGAAACTCCCCCGGTTATTGCCGCCCCTGCGGCACCCGCACAACCGGTCGAGTCTCCTGAAACAGCCGCCTACAAGAAAGCGATGCGGGAAGAGCGCGAGAAGCGCCAGGCCCTCGAACGCAAGCTCCAGGAGCTTCAAGCACCCAAACAGCCGGTTGACCCCTGGTCAGACCTGCCGGGCGCTCTGAAGACCACTCAGGAGCAACTCCGTGAGGAGATGTTCCTCGAGCGCTGCAACCTCACCGAGGAAGTGGAGCGCGAGAAACACCCTGACTTTGAAGAAGTGCGTGAGGTGTTTGTCGAGGCGGCCAATGCCAATCCCGCTCTATGGGCGCAAATTCGTCTGGAGAGAAATCCGGCGAAGTTCGTCTATCGCGAAGGTCTGCGCATCAAGGAGCTGAAAGACGTAAACGGTGATTTTACCGCTTACCGTTCCAAGCTCGAAAAAGACATCGAGACCCGACTGCGCGCGGAGTTGGAAGCGAAGTACAAGGCCACACCGGCCGTTCCCACCTCGCTCAACTCCGATGCCTCACCCCCTCCGGTGGAGGTCTACCAAGGCCCCAAACCGCTCAATCAGATTTTACGAAACGCTTCTAGGAGCTAGAAATGGCCGATACCCTTGTTCCCAGTGCATTGCGAGTCAAGCAATGGGACGATAACTATTTCGTGGAGTATATCCGCGGAAACCGACTCGCACGCTACATGGGCACCGACGAGAACGCCATCGTCCAGGTGAAGGAAGTCCTCACCAAGAAGCCCGGCGATACCATCTACTTCGAGCTCATCAACCGACTGGCCGGCGCGGGCAAGAAGAACAACCAGACTCTCCAAGGCTTCGAAGAAGACCTGAGCCAGCGCTCCTGGCCGCTCACGGTCAATCTCTACCGCCACGGCGTCGTGGTGGCGGAGTACGAAGAGCAGGCCACTGCGGTGGATCTGCGCAACGCCGGTAAGGCGGTGCTGATGAACTGGTCGCTCGAGCAGACCCGCGATAGGTTCATTGCCGCTCTGGCGTCTAAGGATGCGGTTGTAGCCGGCGCGAATGGCAATACCTCGGCCTTCCAGACCACGAACGCTACGGCTTTGGGGACCTGGGTTACGGAGAACAAGGATCGGGTGCTCTTCGGCGCGGCCAACTCCAACTGGTCGGCGACCTTCGCAACCGCACTCGGTAACGTGGATTCCACCAACGACAAGCTCACCGCTTCGGCCGTCTCGGTCATGAAGCGTCTTGCCAAGACCGCGTCTCCCAAGATCCGACCCATCAAGGTCAACGGGGATGAGGAATGGTACGTCATGTTCGCAGGCTCCGAGCCGTTCCGCGATCTCAAACTCGACACCAACATCGTGCAGTCCAGGCAGTACGCCCTGGAGCGTGGCACGGACAATCCGCTCTTCACCGATGGCGACATCATCTGGGACGGTGTGATCGTGCGGGAGATCCCGGAATTGAGCCAGAACAAGTGGCTGGCACTCGGTGCGTCCTCGATCGACGTCGGTGAGGTCTATCTGTGCGGTGCCCAGGCCTTGGGCTATGGGCTGGCACAGCGCTGGAACACGCGCACCCAGGAAATGGACTACAAGACCAAGAATGGCATTGCCATCCAACAGATCTACGACGTCGGCAAGATCCAGTTCGGCACTGGCGCAACCGACACTACGACCCCGAA